TGCCTGGGGACATATGGCGCGACTTCACGCAGTTGAACCAGATGTTCGACACTATCGCCGGCACCCCGAACATCACGCAGGGCCAGGGCGAGGGCTCTGTGAGGTCTCAGGGCCATGCGGAGACGCTGTTGCGCACTGGTGCGGCCCGGCACAAGGACCCGGCCTTGAAGATCGAGCGTTCGGTGGCAAACGTCGGCGGTATCAGCCTGTCTCTGCTGCAAGCTAAGTCCACGGAGACGCTGACGGCGTGGCTGCCACCTGGCATCGAGTCGGGGGAGATTGATGAACACCCAGACCCGACGCTTGAGCCGCCCGTGAAGGGCATGAAGCCGGTGAGCTTCCAGTTTAGGCATCTATCGAACAAGGCTCGCGTGGCGGTAGATGGACATTCGTCCAGCCCGGCGTTCTCCGAGGAAGCGCGGCAGTTGGCGTTTGCGCTCAACAAGGTTGGGGCGATGTCGCAGACGCGGTTGATTGAAGCTGTTGATCCCCCGAATAAGGATGCTCTGATAGAGGATGCTGAACGTCGCGATATCACTCAAGCCGAGTTGGTGAAGGAACATCCGGAATTGGCGTTCAAACCTCAGCATGGCGGCAAACATCACTAAAGTGGCAGCGGGCCGGGGAGTCGAACCCACGATACGCGGAACCAAAATCCGCTGCACTACCGTTGTGCTAACCCGCCACGTCTGGATCGGCCCCGTCGAATATCACAGCCTCCCGGTTTGTCACGCTGCCAAAGCGCGGAAAATCCAGTCTGACCGTCTCCGACCTATCCACCATTGTGCCAGTCTCGGGTCGATGAGCCTCGGGAATACGGGCCAGTTCAACATCAGTAAATGCGCGCCGGATCGTGGTTCGGCGCACAAACGTCCCGCGTTTGAAGTGGTTCGGGTAGTCGTTGAAGTTTATGCCTTTGGCGAAAAGCATCTCCTGCATTTCGGCACCGTTCTTGTGGTCCAGCGCTTTGTGCGAATAAACCGACCGCGCCGCCATGCTGATTGCGTTCTTGGTTGCGTCTTGCTCGCGCCATAGGAATACATTGGCGGCTTCGGAACGGTTCGGTAGCTGAAACACGCGACAATCGAAGTGGGGCAGATTGTCGATCCGCCCGGCGTATGAGCCTTCCCAACGCAAGGCGTGGATGAAGGCCGCTGTAGCGAATGACGCCAGCACGCTGGTCATCTTGGCAATGCGATGGTCGAAGAAGATCGAGCTATCCGACCGCTCGGCCTGCCAGACCAATGATATTTCGTCGCTCTGCGTGTAGCCGATACGGGCATGCGTTTCCTCAACCAGCGCCTCTGTGGTGCGGATCATGGCCTCGGTCATGGCGAGATCGTAAGGGCGATCCATGCCGCGCGTGAAGGCGGAGAAATTCCGGCCGTCGATCCTAGCATAGACCGGCAGCATCGGTAGGAAGCGCCGTCCAGCCTCACGCGCTTCGTAGTCCTTCATGCGGTCGCCAAGCGAATCACTCATCTCTGTCTCGTCGTGTCCATAGGCAAGTCATTAGAGCCAGACCCAGCACCATCGGCGGCGTGAAGCGCCACCATGCGAATCCAAGCCGCAAGTTTCAGACCGCGCTTTTCCGCAGATGCCTTGCAACCTGCCATCTGGCGCGGAGTGAACTGAATCTCCACCCGTTCCGTCATCTTATCCATACATGGCTTATACGTATCTTGCCCGAATTAGTCCAGTAGATAAAATAACCAAGCTTTACCAATGATGTAGTTGACGATCTTAAAGTATGCTCTTAACCTAGCGTTCGTCCGGCCATCGCCGGTCCCCGCTGTCTGGTTCGCGGGCATCAAACGACAGGAGTCTCGCTCATGGACGTCCGTTTTCGTGGCAAGCGCCACGGCAAGCGCCGGTAATCCGATGGACCTGCGCAATCGCATGAAGCGCCACGGTAAGCGGCGCTGAATCAAACCGGCCCGCGCTTGCGTGATGCGGCGCGGGCCAGTCGCTTTTGAAGGAGGTTAGGTGTCCGGAAGTTTGGGACCGATGCCGCAAGGGGTGCCAGGGGGCGGGCTTCCGCCCGGCATGACCGCGCCCCCAGCCAATCTAGGCGGCGTCACGATCCCACAGTCGAATCCGGGCAACATCAAGGGTGCAATCGAGAAGCTGCACGGCGCGCTTCAGCTTATCAATGACGCCATGCACCAGATACCGATCGGCACGCCGCTCTACACGGCAACGTCGGACATCGCCACGAAGCTGAGCAAGCACATCGGCGAGGTCAAGGAAGACGCCCAAAGCACCATCCAAACGATGCTCCAGGCCATCCAGCAGATGAAGCAGAATCCGCAGTTGGCCGCTTTGCATCAAGGGGGCGCAGCCCCCGGCCAACCCTCGCCTCAACCGCCAGCCATCGCATCGGCACCATCGCCGGCTGCGTTGGCTGCATAAGGAGGATACCGATGAGCGACGCGCCAGCACCGGCTACGGACAATCTTTCGGTTGCCCTCAGGTATGCCGAGACCAACCACCCCGGAGAGACACCCGATCAGGTGGTTACGCGAGCGAAGGCGTATGCACTGTTTCTCGATGGCGACTGGAAGAAGGTCGGTGTCGTGCAGGTTGCCGTTGTGAACGGCGGCGTGAACTACGCCTCCGTCCCGAACGTCGTGTTCGAGCCGGCAGGCGCCGAGGCCGTTGCGACTCTCACCAACGGCGTCGTCACCAGCATAGCTGTGAAGAAGCCCGGCAAATACGACGTGGCGCCGACAGTCACCTTCGAAGGTGGTGGTGGCACCGGCGCGACGGCAGTCGCCACTCTGGCAGCCTGACAGGAGAATCACCAATGGCAAACGACCTCGCCGCTCCCGGCCCTTTCGCTCCCTACGTCAAGTCGATCGTGGAGAATGACCCGCTAATGAGGCGGGTTCCGTTCCCTCACATGGACATCGGCGCCAACCCGACCTCCATGCCGACCGGCACGATGATCGGCGAGCGTCCGCCCGGCATCGAGCATGTCGGTAGCGGCGTGAAGAAGGCGGGCTGATCCTCATGTCGGAAGCGCTGACCGCCCACGATCCGAACTTCGTTACGATGTCGCGCGAGCAGGCCGACCTCATGCAGCGCGCGGCTGGCTTGGTGGATAGGATGCTGGGTGACCCATCCGTGGCACCGCAGGCCGAGGAAATCATCAAGAAGGTCAACCCAAACGCAGTGTTCCCGAACCGGGCATCGCGTGAGGCGCTGTTGGCTCCGGTGAACGAAATGGTCACCCAGGTTCGGACGGAAACGGCGGCGCAGATTGAAGCCGCCAACGCCCGCGCTGCCGCGATTGAGGCGAAATGGGCCGCCCGTGAAGAAAAGGAATCCGCTGCCGCTGCCGCCGCCGAACAGGCGGCCCTCGAACAGCGAGTGCTCGCCATCCAGACGAAGCGCGGCTTCTCCCAGGAGACGATGGACAAGGTGCTGGCGCGGATGCGCGACCAGAACAACCCTGATGTCGAATCGGCAGCAGCCTTCGTCGCCGAGTCCATCCCGAAGCCGCTGCCGGCGTCGGGTCACGACTACCTGCCGTCCCAGGTGGACGTGTATGGCGGGATCACCGACGCGCAGAACAAGGCGTGGGACGGTCTGCGAGAGAATCCCACCGGCTGGCAGACGCAGGAACTCCGCAACATCGTCAGGGACCCCGAGTTCCTGCGCCTCGGCCAGCAGTAAGGAGATCGGGTAAGTGTCAGGGACAATCACCCAATTCACCGGCCCCTCCAGTGGCGGCCTCGTTCCTGGCGGTCTTACCGGCCAGCAACTATCCTACATCACGCGCCGGGCCATCATCCCGACCGTCTTCGTGCAGGTCTATCAGGCGCACCCGTTGCTGTCGCTGTTGCTGTCCAACACGCAGGCTGCGATGGGTGGTGTTGGGCAGATCACCTTCCCGGTGCAGGGTTCGAGCTTCGTTTCGTTCCAGTGGGGCGGGTTCGCAGGCGACTTCCAAATCCCGCAAGATCAGGTCGCTCTCAACCAAGCACAGTTCAACCTCAAAGCCGGCATGGTGCCGATCGGCTTCTTCGGGTTTGAAAGCATCATCCAGTCGTCCGAAGTGGTTATCCCCAAGCTGCGGGCCGTGACCTCGGACGCCGCCGTGGTGATGAAGCAGTCGCTCGCCACGTCGCTGTATTCCTACGTGCCGAACAACTCTCCGCCGGGCAACCTCGCGCTCGACTCACTGGTGGGCGCCTACGACAACGGCACGAATGCCCCGACCTATGGCGGCATCAACCGCACCGGCGCCAACTCTTACTGGCAGGGCCAGTATTACCCGAACAGCGCGACCATCGCGAACCGACTGGGCGTGGCGGAAGCCATCGTCAAGGTGCAGACCGGTGCGGGCGGCGAGGCGCCGGACTTCATCGTGATGAACCCGGTGAACTGGGCCGCCTTGATGGCCGACTTCATATCGTCGGAACTCTACAACACCGACCCCAAGAGCAAGTATGGGCGTGGTGACTTCGTGAACTCCGGCTTCCGCGCGCTGCGGGTGCTCGACGTGCCGGTGTTCGCCGACATGTTCTGCCCGGTCGGCGAAATGTACATGATAAACTCGCGCTATCTCGCGATGTTCATGCACCCGTCCTTGCAGATGTATTTCACGGGGTTCGAGTCGATGATCCCGCAAGGACAGTTGGCTTCGATTGGCGTTCTCGTGGCGGCGCTGAATATGTGCTGCATGAAGCCATCGAGCGGCGCGCACTTCACCGGCATCACCAATCCGGCATGGAGCGGTGGCCCGCCGCCGCCGCCTTACCCGGCCTCGCAAACCGCCTTCAACGGTCAACCGCTGAACTGAGGACACAGGACAATGACAGCTCGCTTCGGTGGCGTTGGCGTCTCTCTCCCGCTCAACCAGCTTGGCACCAATTCATGGGCGCTTCGTTGTCATGGCCGG